TCATTTTGCGTCCCTACCTTTTTTCCATAAAGAAATTAAATTAATAACAAGCGCGATAGCTAAAATTATTGTGGAAGCAATCCCCAGATAGTCACTTACTTCAGGCTTCTTATAGTTTGTTACTGTAACCACTAATACTAAAAATAATGCTAATACCAAAGTATTTCGATCTAACTTCATTTTTACATGGATTGGATTTTGTTTAATTTTGTAATCATGTTATAATATTTTTTAAGAGTGGGGGAATTTCTTCCCCCGTGGTATTACTTGCGTCTAGTCTTGCGGGCTAGGCGCTTTTCTATTTCTTCTTCCTTTTTCTTCTCCTTTCTATCTTTCATATCGTTTAGGTTTTTCTTTGCTGTTATGATTCCTACCACCATACCTACTATGTAAGCTAGATTTTTAAGAACCTTTTCTGTTAAGTCCCAATCCATGTTTCTCACCTCCCTTACATATAAAATTATACCATACCTATTTATTGCAATCAATAGCTTATAGTTAATTAATTGATATAAAATAAAAAAACCGACTCAATTAAGAGCCGGCACTTTTCATGCTTACTATTTAATTTTTACATAATAAGAACTAGCTGTAATATAGAACACATTACCTCTACTATTCTTCACTTTATATTGCTGCGAGCCATTTACAGATACTTTATCAATAATAGTGAATCCTAAACCTTCATCGACAGTTCCTGCAACATCTCTATCAGACCAGGAAGCTTTTGAATAGAATCGTAAGTCATTCACTTTAGAAACTACACGTTTACCTTCCACAGATAAAGATTCTTCTTTATAACGAATGTATGATGTATCGTTATAAATCCACTGATTCCCTCCAAGATTTAACCAGTTTCCTACTTTACCCCAAACTTTATATGATTCACCTTTTTGTAGCTTGCGGATGACGTTATTGCTTGTGGATGGTCCAGAACGAAGGTTTACATTTTGACCATCAATATAAGCCACACCACTTGCTTCTGTTACACTTTCAGATGGTTCTTGTGGTTTTGGTTTAACTGATACAGAATCACCATTATATGCCTTTAAAACATCGTTTCTAAATTGGGATTCTGATACACCATGACTCTTTAGATATTGTATTGGGTCCTCATGATCTGTACCACCTAATTTGTAAGTAATATCTTTATGAGTCCACAATCCAACGCTTGGATGGATATTTCTATCTTTTAATATTTTTGCAAGCAACTTTACATATCTTTCATACGATTTTTTGAATTTAGTAGGGTCACTAGTTTCGGAAAGCTCTACATGTACAAACCTAGCATTTGCCGCTGGACCTGCACCCCATGCACGATACTTAGTAGATGCAATTTGAATGTTTTCATCCCAATCCGTTGCATAATGTACAAAAGCATTTCTCCATGTTCTAGCTTCATAATTTCTAATATTAATAGCAGGTGCTTCTGGTGTCGCTGTGGAATGCGCAACTACCCCCTCATATGCACCCACACCATATCTATATCCTTGCTTTGGTAAATCTGGAATAATCATTTCTCTATCTGCAAAAACACTTCCTACAGATGTTAATAGAATAATAGAAGCCGTTGCAACTGAACTTAATACTTTAATAGATTTTTTCATTTCACATCACCATTCCCCATAATTTTTTGTTTGATATCTGATACATCATTTGCTAATGAACTAAAGGCTTTTGCTTGTTCTTCAATTACACCCTGGTTCTTTTCAATGACCTTTTGATACTGCTCTTCACGCTGCTCATTCTTTTTTTGCGTAGTAAAAAGCATCCACACGAATAATGCTGCGAATGCTCCTTGTTGCATCATTGAATTGAAAATTGCATCTTCCATTGTTCTCATCTCCCCAAAATAAAAAGAGCAGCGAAATCGCCCCTCTTTGTTATAAAAATCGTATTTTTTTCAAAAATAAAAAGCCCACTATTGTGCGCCATCCGTAATTAAATCTTCTCTTCCATTGTCAGTTAAATATTTATCGATTCTTTCTTTGTAAGCTTTCATTTTGGTGATAACAACTATATACGTATAAACTTCATCAATTACTCGTTGCGCCATGTATTCAGCCATATATCATCACCCCTTTTATCCCATAATCAATTCATCTAAAGCCTTCTGCATTAACTCCATTTGCTTTTTTATTTGTTCTATCTCTGAAGGTTCTTCAGGTTTCGGTTCTTCAGGTTTTGGTTCGACTGTTTTTACCCATTTACCATTTGTGAATATAGGATAATAAATACCATCGGGACAAACTTTCAAAGTACAGTTAGCAGGGATGTCAGGTTCGTACCCTACAATTACATTTTCTTCATAAGGCACTTGAACAGTTTCATCCTCTACCTTGTACATTACGCAATCCGGGCAATCGTGCTTGTCGATTGGATCTTCTTCACCTTCATACGTACCATCTACTACGGATTGGTGCAACGAGCATAGCTTCTCTTCTGTGACGATCTCCTTTTGTTCCTCTCGGTGGAACGTTTGTTTTTCGTAAATTGGTTTCTCATTTAAAGGGATCATTTCAGTGAAATTTCCGTTTGTATCGTAACAATATCCATATTGTCGCATTTATATTCCTCCTATTACTAGATAGGTTAAACTAAATAAGTTAATGTGAAGTCTACCCGTTTACCTTTTGCATTAGTGCTTAGAGCGACCGCTCCTGTAGTACCGTTGATAAATACTTGCACCATTGCCGTTCCGTCCGACGTAGGAGTATAGATAGAACGGTTGCCACCTGTCGGTCTTAAATCGGATGGAAGAGTCGCTACTATTACGCCTGTAGCATTTGCATTAAGTACTACTGCACCCTTTAACTCCACGGTACTATTTCTTCGAATAGTCATCAACGGATAGTTAACATCCGGTCCTGTAGCTTCTGCCGATAGCGGAATAATAGTTGAACCGTCCAGTTTCGTAGATAATGCTGCAACTGTGACTACTCCTGTATTAAGATTCAATGTAAGTTCTTTTTGCCAATCAACTGCACCTGCCATCTTCGGACCAACTGACCACTTACTCTGTGAGTCATTTATTACAATTGATACACCTTTGTCGGTATTAGCTTGTAATACATGCTCTACATTGTTTCTTAAATTAGTAACGCCATTGAAAGTCATATTACCTGTTGCAGTGTCTCCTGCTTTTTTGAGAACATCGTCATTTAATGCATGTCTGTCCCAAGCGTTCCAAACGTTTGCACCTGTCATTTTTCTAGTCCATGTAAATGCACGAGTTCCTGCTAAGACTGTAGCAATTTGTTTAACATAGCTTCTATCCGAATATCGAACAACATCTACATAGAAGAACGCCGTTGTTCCGTCCGGTGAGCTCCCTAAATTGTTACCACCATATGAGCCGGGTTTTTGTAGAGAATCTAAATTTTGTCCGTTAATATTGATAGTGTCCCCATTAGGTTGTACAAGTTCCGTGTATGCTTCCGTTTTTTTGACAAGGTTTGTGTTTGATACAACGTTAAATGTATTTGTAGCCGGAGAATAATTCCAAGCACCCGTTTCGGTTGCACCATTTCTTCCAAACCATTCAACTAATCCCGAAGGGTGAAAAACAAGTCTTCCTAGTTGAGTTTGATCGTTGTACCATTGCAACATTTTCGCGCCGTCTTTAGTTTGGAAATTTAAGTTACCCGTCATAGTATCGCCGCTACGTTTCACAACGTCCATTCCGTTCAATTTATTTTGCAGTTGAGTTAATTGTGTATTAATAGCCGTCCATCTACTGTTAATATCATCGACTAGCAATTGCGCTTGTTGAATTAACTCTTCCAATTCAGAAATATATGGGCCGCTCATTGTATGGCCTGTCATCGCATCAGCTAATGTTACTAGTCCGAAATCTTGTGTTGAAGCCCGTACCGTTCCACCCTGTTCAATTGAGAAATATGATCTTTTCCCAACACCGGCTACACCAAACGTTTCTGGTCTGAATGTATATTCGAAATTACCTTGTGTAGCATTGATTATTTTAACGCCTGAAGTATCACGAACATAAGCGTTGTTCGGTTTCAATCCTTCATAATAAATCGTATTACCAGTTAAATTATAAGGAACGCCGCCATCCACAACGAATACATTTACAGTTACGGTTGCTTTATCTCCTTGCCGACCCGTTACGACCGCGTTTAATTGCGCTTGTTGAGTTTTGTTTATGTCCAATACCAGTTTAATTTTCATATTGTCTTATCCCCCCCTCATTAGGATCAATTTTAAAGTCATCTTCTGTTTTCACTACTGAATTTGTATTTCTATCAAAAATACTAGATTTACGTTTAGTAGCACTTCTAAAGCTAAATGCTTCGAATACAGGTTCTTCTTTTACTATTTTAATTTCATAAGAGAATTCAATATCATTTTCGCTTTCCACAATAAAAAAAGTTCCCGTCCGTTCAGAAACCCAAATGTCACCTTGTCCATATTTGCTAATGAACACATGGTATTTTTCTGTTTCATTTTGTAAGAAGATAGGAAGATTAATAACGGCTTTTCCGTCCACAGTCGTTCCATTACCTATGTGGGTAAAAGTTTCGGACGAATTCATAACACTGTGCATATCTTTTTCAACTGGTTTAGGTGCTGCCATTCTTGCAAATGAAGTTGGTTGTGGCGCATTATCATTAGATAATGTACTGGATATACGAGCGTTAAGTATACTGTTACCGCTCATATCTAAAGCAACCCTTGCTCGTATTCTATCCCTGGCGTTCAACTCCATTAGAACATGTGCATATTCCCCTTCTTTATAAAGAAATTGCGTTGTCCCTTCATTCGAAATAGTTAACGTATTCGTTGCGTCTTTTCTTATACCACCTTTCAAATACGATCCATCTTCACTAAAACTTATCCCACTGTTATAAATATGAAGTGGTTTGTAAGTGTAAAATCTATTTTTATCCATACCCGCCCACGCTGTATTTGCATTGTTTTCTCTTAATACAAAGTCCATTCCAGTATCAGAAATCATCGCTAAACGTCTAGAATCGTTCGAGTATAATAATTCTTGCATGTAATTGCTCTCTTTGCCTCTAGATTGAGAAGAGAAAATAACTTTGCCAGTATTCATCCAGAGATTCTGCCATGCGAATATACCTTTGAATCCATAAGTTGTAGTATTATCAACTACTTCGAATTTTGGTTCATAGAGTTGCGTTGCTGTATCTAATACAGAAAAACTCAAATAACGGCCTGGCTCGATATTCATCGTTACGCCTTTTGTATTATCGGAAACTCTATATTGATACCCTAATGACCCTACTTTATTTGCATCTGAATCGTAAACAGCTAACTGCCCGAGGTTATTTAATTCCATTCGTTTTACGCCATTAACTTGCGATTGCAAACCTTCCGGCATCATTTTAATAGTGTTACCGTATTCGTTGAAACCAGTTCTAATCATCCCAGCGTTCAATGTACCAGTTGTAATGAAGTCTGCAACTATTTGTCCATCTTTCGTTATCGCCGTTCCATACGGTCCGTTTACACCTTGAGAAGAATACCCCAATCCGTTAACATTCCATTGCCAAACCTTTTTGGCAGTCATTTCACTATTCGTATCCATGATTAAAATACGATCTGGATAAACGCGAACGTAAGAACCGAAACCACTGTTAATTAAATTAGTTGCGTTTTCTTTAGCTTGTTGTAAAATGTTCGGGCCTAATTCTTTAACTTTTCCTTCTAAATCAGTAACCTTATTTTTGGTATTGCTCAAATCTTCCTTAGTTTTATTTAAGTCCGTCTTTGTATTGCTTAAATCTTCTTTAGTAGTATTTAGATCTTTTTTCGTATTAGTCAAATTACTATTTGTTTGACCTAATCCAGTTTCCAGATCTCCTACTTTGCCGTTTGTGGTATTCAAGTTAGAGTTTGTTGTACCTAGTCCGGTTTCTAAATCTCCGACTTTACCATTTGTAGTGTTTAATTTTCCGTTTGTAGTATTTAGATTGCTATTAGTCGTATTTAAATTACCATTCGTAGTTGTTAAATCTTCTCTTAACTTCTTTAACCTTTCATCAGCATCGCCCAATCCTGTGTTAATATCAGTTGTTATATTCAAAACTTCATCTTGAATTTTATCAATCTTGTTCGTTTTGCTAGTAAATGAATCTTTGAAATTACCTAGAGTTATATCAATGTATCTTTCTTTAACGGGATCATATTTATAAGATATAACTTTCGCTTGAATGTATATTCCGTCTTCGCTATGATCGACTGTTACCGTATCACCCATGTAAACAGACTGTAAAACAGCATAATCCTTATACTCTTCCGTTTGGGATAACTCCTGAAAACTAACTCTGTATGTTGCTAAAGGTTGATCAACGTGATCTATTTCAAACATTGCACGTGCTTTTTGTCTTAATAAAGCGTAAGCATCTTCCAACGGTATAGCATCTTCATCATCCACGTAATCACCAATAGCCGCTTTAACAGTTTCAAATGCTGCTGTTTTGATCTTAGGATTAACGTATTTGTTCACATTAGCGCTCGTTACATACTTTTCAGGAAGAAGCAATCCGTCAAAACCAATTGGCATTATTTTAGTAATAGGACTTTGCCAATCCACACTGGCTTCATACCCTAATAAATCCTTTTTATGTTGAATTGTAACGCCACGATTAAGACCACGCTTCTCTAAAATATTTACATTGAAATTATCCCTTTTTAATTCGCCACCCCAACGATTTAAGAAACTATTATCTTTTCCGGTATCCAACATAGCTTCGATTGGATTCATTCGAACCAAACGAGCATTATTCGTTTTGCCAATATCGCTGAAGAAATTAAATCGGCTAGGATATTGTAGAGCACCTTTTAATTGAACAAGCGCCCCTAATCCTGTTTTACCTACAATGTTTGTATCTTCTAGAAAATTATCAATTAAATCATAGAAAACGTGATAACAAAATACACTTACGATCCCCATTGAAGGAGATGGATTCGCTACTCTGAATAATTGTTCTCCATCTGGTGTTGGTACTTGTATCAAGCTTTGACCTTTTATATCTAAACCATGTGGAGAAAATAACGGATATTTGAATGACAATACATAAAGTCCATTTAAATCTTCTTGAACAGTAGCTTCATGGACTGCATCACTTAAAATACCGATGCCATTGTGTAAAAAGTCTGTTTCGTCTGGTTTAAATAGTTTAATCAAACGTATCTTCCCCTTACTTCTAGTTCTATTTTAGAGACTGTACCCGTCCACAGTATTTCATTTTCACCTTCTTTCAGCACAGGGAAATTCCCGATCATTTTATTATTCATTGGAAAACTTCCCGAATAACACAATGACAAATCGGAATCAACAACGACTGGATTTACAATATCTTTAATCTGGAAAGCTAGTCCATTTACGTATATAGTCACCGTTCCGCTGCCTGTAATGGTGAATTTCGGTAATGAATAAAGTGTTCCGTAGTTCATGACGGTAATTGGCATCGTTAAATTAATAGGTTGCTCAATAATATATTCATAGGGATCAGACTTAAATGTAACTTCAAACTGTCCATATTCCTCAAACTGATTATCGATATCGCCAATAGTCACACTTTTGATTTTTCTATATACATTGTCATCCGTAAAAGAAAGGGTTTTTGCGTTACGTAACCACTTTTTAATTTTTCGTAACAATGGTTTTATATTGTAATCTTCTAATGCATTAAAGTTAATGGTGAATTCTACATCTTCATAACCATTTTTCTTAGTTAAAGAACCATTTTCCCTACCTGGAATATCGATAAATTCGACCTTTTCCACCGCGGAAGGAATGGCAGGACGATCCACCATACAAACCCGGTAGTCCGTCCCTAATTTATCGTCTATTCTAATATCAAGCACGTGAAGTCCTCCCTATACCGATATTTAATGATTGACCTTTTTTAGCAAGTGCATCATCAATTTTTTCCACCATTTGTTCGATATCACGATCATTTCTCACTGAAGGATTATAAATATTAATTACAGTCGGTTCAGTAGACATCGTTGCTGCAATCCCTTCACCAATCGCACCTAATGTCTTTTTATTCAATGGTAATACACCCTCCGGTCCTGCTTCACCCGCTCCTTGGAACTGTCCACCATTCATTCCAAATATGGTTGGTCGAGTAAAAATACCGCCTTTTGCACGCCATTTTATACCAATACCAGAAGGGTACGTAATATCTTTACCTAAAATATTTCTCGTGCTAGTTTCTAAACTAAAATGTGGCATTTTAGGCATTTCCGGTTTAGGAATCTTTAATTTCAAATCACTGAAAAACCCTTTGATTTTATCAATAAATCCCTTCACTTTATCTACAGCATCTTTTATTGGATCAATAATAAATCTCTTTGCTGCATCAAATTTTTCTTTCGCAGTATTCTTCACAGAATCAAATTTCTCTTTAGCTGCGTTATATAAATCAGTAAATTTTTGTTTGGCCTGATTATACGCTTCAACCACTGGATCAATCACATATTTTTTCACCGTATTCCAGGCTGAAAGTGTATATGATTTGATTTTTTCCCAGTTTTGTAATATCCAATTTGCTAATTCTCCAAGTTTTTGTTTCGTTGTATTCCACAAATCTTGGACTGGTTGAATTACATACTGTTTTACCAAACTCCAAGCTGCGGACGTATAGGACTTTATAGTTTCCCACTGTGAATTTAACCAGGAGACTAGCTCACTAATCTTCTCTTTTACGGTATTCCAAGCATCTTGAATTGGCTTTACAATATATTGCTTCAATAAATCCCAAGCAATCTGTGCCGCGGCTTTTATAAGTTCCCAATTATTACTTAACCAAGTTGCTAGCTCACTAATCTTCTCTTTTACTTCTTTATAAGCCTTTTGAATCGGTTCAATAATGTATTTACTTATTGCAGCCCAGGCAATTTGTGTACCCGCTTGTATCAATAGCCATCCTGCTTCTAAAACGGTAGAAACTGCCGAAATAATTGGATCTAAGACTGTAAGTATCGTATTCCAGGTTTCTTGCCATTTTTGTAATAATGTCCCCCACAATTCAGATGCTGTTTCGACAATGCCAGTCCATAGATTACTAAAGAACTCACCAATAGGAGACAATATGCTATTTGCTAATTCTAAAAATGAAGACCACGTTTTTGAAAAGAAATCCGTAATACCAGTCCAAATTTCAGATGCCGTATCAGAAATCCCTGTCCACAATTCACTAAAGAACTGAGCAATCGGTTCGAAGAACTCATTTACCATATCTAAGAAAGAAGACCAGGCATTTGAAAAATAATCCACTGTGGAGGACCAAGCATCTTCACAAGTTTGAACTATACTATCCCACAATTCGCCAAACCAATCTTTAAATTGGGTCCACTTTTCAGAAAGCCAATCGGTTATCTGCCCCCAATTTTGTATTGCCCAAATAACACCGGCTATTACAGCCGCTACTCCAGCGATAACACCGATAACTACTCCAAGTGTTGTACCTAATACACCAACCGATGCTACGACCACTGCAATGATTGGTGCCAAAGTACCGACTACAGCTACTAATCCAGCAAAAATAAAAGCAAAGTTTTGAATTGGCCCTGGTAAGTTTGTGAACCAATCAACTAGCGATTTAATTCCTTCTACTACTGGTGGCAAAATATCTTTAGCTAATTCAGCAAGTTTCTTTCCAACGGGCTCTAATGCTGCTTGTGTTTCTCGCAATGCACTTTGAAATTGCTGACCAAGTGATTCTTCTTGAAGCTTTTTCATTTCATCCATACGACCATTTACATCACCAAGACCACCGTTTACATCAGTAAGCCCTAATACAGCTTTAGCACCCATGTCTTCCCAACGAGTAGCAAACAAGCCAACTCCAATTTGATTCTGTTTTACCTTGTCATCCATGCTTCCTAAATCGCCTATTACTGCTTTAAACACATCGGCGGCTGTTGCTTTACCATCGTTAAAAGCTTTCCAAACACCTTGAGTCTCTTTTGAAAGCCCAGCAAAAGCATCTGCGGTTCCTTTTGAACCGTCTTGTACTTTCTTTCCGAATTCAGCAACTGTATCATTGATATAATCCAAATTATAAGCGCCGTCACGTGTTCCATTCGCAAGAATGGTGAACATCTCTTCAGCTGAGAACCCTGCTTGTTTGAAGAGGGGAACATATTCTGAAAGGTTGTCAAACAATTCATCTGAGTAATTAAGACCTTCTTGGGCAGCTGCTGCTAATAGATCAAATGTTTTCTCAGTAGATAATCCAAATTGGCTCATTACTTGTCCTGCACCACGAGTGGCTTCATTTAAGTCCACATCGTAGACTTTAGCGAGTGTTAAAACATCTTCAGATGCCATCTGCAACTCATCATACGGAACGTCCCTCATATTTTGATAGACTTTTATAAGCGCATTATCTACCTCTTCAAGACTTTCACCAAATCCCTTTTTCCACACTTCTTTTGAAATATTACCGAGGTTCTCAGCTCCCTTAGCTGTCAATCCTAATGAAGCTTGTATTTTCCTCTGAGACCTATCAAAATCTATCGCTATACCCACAACACCTTTGCCAAGTTCAATTAATTGTTGAGACATTCCTTCTAGCATTTGAGTAGCTTCCATCATGTTGTGCAAATCTAACTTTTTACCTAGTTGCTCCATGCCATCTGCGGCTTGTGAACCACTTTGACCAACGCTATGTAACGAATTCTCAAATTGCTTCAATGTAGTTTTAGCTTGATTTAGCTTTGTCTCAAGTTGCTGTACTTCTTTAGAATTTTCACCATATACTTTCTTAGTTGCACTCAATTGACGTTCCAGATTACTTACAATCCTGCCAGTCATTTCTGTTTGTTGATTCAACTGCTTTTGAGCTAAACCTAATTTATCAGCTTCACTGGCGTTTGCTCCTAATTCAGTAGTCTGTAATTTAAAAGCGCTTGTTAATCTCTTTTGCTCAGCTTCTAAATTCTTTTCACTTTGCTGTAAAGAATCTAAATCAGCTTTTGCTTTTCTAGACTTGGTTGCCTGTTCTGAAAGGCCTTCATTCGTAGTTTCTAACGAATTCTCGAATTGTTTTAAAGTAGTTTTAGCTTGGTTTAAACTCGCTTCAAGTTTTTTCACTTCTATAGAATTCTCACCATATGCACTTTTTGCTGCACTTAATTGTTGCTCTAAATTGTTTACGATTTTATCCGTCATTTCCATTTGCTGACGTAATTGTTCCTGCGCTAACTCCAATTTATCGGATTCACTAGCATTTCGACCTAACTCAGCAGTTTGGAGCTTAAAGGCGCTTGCTAATTGTTTTTGCTCTGCCTCAAGCTTTTTTGAGTTCTCTTGTAAATCAAGTAATGTACCACGTACTTCTCTTGCTTCAATTGCTTGTTCTGAAAGGCCTTCATTTACTCGTTTCATTGCATTATTCAAAGAAGTTTCAGCACGTTCTGCATCAAGTAACTTACCGTACATTTTATTGAGTTGTTCTGCTGTTGTATTTGTATCTTTAGACATTGCTTGGTATTCAGAACGCAACATGGCTGTACGTTTTTTAGCAGCTTCCATTTGAATTTCTAACTTCTTCTTTTCAGCTGCTAATTTATCAGTCGCTGTTGCATCTTGACCCATTGCGGCAATATGATTTTTATATTCCTTTGCTGCATTATTCATAACCATATTAATTTGCTTCAATGTCTGAGCATACTGTACTTGTCCATCCATTTTGAAATTAAGAACAACGTTTCTTTCTTTATTATTCCCTGCCATTTTCTCACCTCACTTATCGAAACGGAGTTTGATCTAACGTGTAAATTTGTTTTGGCTTCTTCTCATTCAAAGCATCTGGGTTGTTATATCGTAGATGCATGATGAATTGTTTTAAAAAATGATTAGGAGTGATTTTCCAAAAGTCATCCATGCTTAATCCAAGCAACGTATTACCGACATAAAAATAAAAATCCCAATCCAATTCGGACTGAGATTCTTCATTTTCATTCAGTATGTTTTTTACTTTTTTTCTTGCTTCAGCTTCTCCATATCAGAGTTTTGGAAAGTTTGACCTTGGAAAATTTCCATTACAACTTTGAAAACATCAGGTAGATCATACATAGGTATTGAATTTTTGATTTCTTCAGGTGTACATTCAGTACCTCCACTGCGGACCATCGCATAAATAAGCGTACTCATTAACTTAATTTCTTTTTCACCTAAGCTGAATTTTTCTTTCGCCATCATTCCATTCAATTCTTTTTCGAATACATGATAATCCCCACCATAGGACTCTTCCACATAAGGAAATGAATCCATTGTGAAAATTACAGGGATTTCCACCTTCTGTATCTTTATTTTATTTCTATTTATATCAACGTTAACTAAATCACTTAAACGTGCCATAATATCACTCCTTATTGTCCTGTAGTTCCACCTAGTTGCGCTAATTGAGATTCATCGCAAATAACTTGTTTTAAGAAATCAGTAACTTTAATTCCTTTTGCTTCTGGGTCACCAGTATCTAATTCAGCTTGTGTAACATCGTTAAATAACAATGGATCTGCTGTAATTGTGTAAGCAACGTCGTCCACAGTCATTTCATCACCTTGTGTTTTCCAAGATTCTTCTATTGGAGCAACTGTACATTTTGGATACCAACGTAATACTTTCGTTCCATCATTCAGTGGAAATACAACACCTACTGCAAACTTTGGATATTCTTTCGCCTTTGCAGTTTCAAAAGACACGCCTTTTTTACGTGTTTTTGCAAAGATTTTATCTTTTACTTCACGGTTTAGACCGGCAAGGTTAAACGCTAGTCCGAACGCTGTATTTTTTACGATATTAATGATTTTTTTATTAGAAGCCCACTTTGTAAAGTTTGTAGAAGTAGTGGAAATCGTCAAATCAGAAATATTTGTTTGCTTATAAATATCCTCTTCATAAGTAGGAAGTGCATCTGATGTTTCGGCGCCTTCCATCATGCATAGATATAACTCTTCAATCCCTACGGAATATTGAATCTCTTTATTTACAATTGGCATATTTATTATCCTCACATTCTATCTAATATTTTTTGTGCCATAATATCGGCAATTTTGTCACCTTCTGCATCGAAAGTGTTTTGAGAAAAATGAAGTCCTTTTACTCGACCTTTACTGTTTGCTTTTTTATGACCATGTTCAGCTAAATACCAATACCATGCTGCATCTTCAAATTCCACAGATACACGATCATTTTTCGCAACAACTTTCAAGCTCTCTTTCAAATGTGTTCGCTTGTTCTTATTCGACATTTTAATGCGTTTTTTTAATTCCGCTGCAAAATACTTCGCTGCTTCATCTAGTACATCAAGACTTACTTGTTTATCAACCCTTAATAACGTATTGATATCTTCTAATGCTTCAGCGAATCCATTATTATTAGAAGCCATTACTGAATACACCTTACATACGTTATAAATTGTGTTATAGTATCGTCATTCTCGTCATAGGGATAACCTTCAAATGAATCGTAGGAAACGCCAGCATCATTAAAAACAGCCTTTAACGGTTCATAATCCTTCTCAGTACCTTTTGTAATAACTGCAATCTGATAAAGCGGCATTGATTTCAATACCTTATTAGAAGCCCTTTTATGCCGTTCATTCACAAATTCATACACAATATAAGGGTAATCTGCTCCTGTAGGTGCACTATCACGAGAAACTGGAATACCAGATTGTTTCATAAGGGCTCGTAACTGTTCAAAGCTAATTTGCATAAGACAGTGACACCTCCATCAAACGGTCTTCTTCTTTTACGTAAATACGCTCAATATCGTAAATACGACCACCAACTTTTACACGGTAATCCTTTTGATTGTTTTCAATCTCCCGATCAATACGAACCTCAATTTTCTTTACAATTTCATTCGTATCTTTTGTTGTGAATTTATCAGTGGCGGTTACGCCAATGTTGTTATATTTCATGTTACGAACTTTCGGATAGACCATCACAACACGGTCTGTTTCAGGATCAATGGTTTCTCCTAATTTAAGTAGCTCACCCATCCATTTGAGTTTATTCGTCTGTCTCTTCATCGACAAAAACCTCCTGGACAAAGAACGGTGTTAAAGCATCAAGTGCTTGTTCTAATTCTTTTTCAGCGACCCTGTAATCATAGAAAATACCGGCGACCATAATAATTAAATACTCGGTCTGTTTGCCTGTTGCATTTTTTACATATGTCTTTGCTTGATTGATATAAAAAGAGAGCATGGTTTCATCCATACCCTCTTCCCAATGAATATGAGATTTTAATTTCTCAATTAAATCATCCATATTAAGCTCCAGTAGAAGCTTTTAGAACGTACTTATAAACTGGAACTTCAAATGGTGAATGAATTAGTTGTGCATCTAGTAAGTTCCAAATACGGAAACCTACACGGTTTGTACGTGAGAATAACTCCACTAACTTTTGCACTTCTAATGAGCCAATAACATCTTGAATATAGAACTTAGAGAAATCACCAAAGTAGAAGACTGGCGTATCTGGTTCGCCTGTAATGTCAATTGCATCTTCTTCCTCAACAGGGAATCCTAATAATGTATAACCAATTCCACCTTCCGCTTGATTAAATGGACGGAGTAATGGGAATCCATCATCTGTTTTCATTGTTTCAATTTTTGTTAGCGCTGCTGTATTTAACACCCATCTTGCTTTTTTACGAATTTCTTTAACAGGTGTATTTTTCATTTTTACTAATGCATCATAAAGATTTTTTTCATCCGTTTTAAATTCAACTGCTTTCTTTGCCAATGCACCATCATTTATGTTATTAGCTTCATCGCCATTAACCATATATTGAGTTTCTTTACGAACATAAGCCTTTTTCAGCTCATCCATAACAATTTGTTCAATCGGTAAACCTGTACGTGCTAATAATTTTTTCGTCACTGTAGCCAGTGCATCAAATTCCGTTGGTGATAATTCGATTTCATCGAACTCAATATCCGTTTCTGGAATTTCATTATTTGTTCGCTCATTTTTATGACCTTGTGCTTCTGCCTTTTTAACTAAAACAGGATACTTAATATTTTCTTTTGTTTTCACTCCTGTTCCTAATCGACGTAAGAAGTTTTCTTCTTGAGCATACGTAATAATTTCTTTACTTAAGAAATCTGGAATCGTAACAGAACCATTACCAGTAACTAACCCTAATGAACGGGCTTCGCTCTCATCAATATTACCAACAATATAATTAGCGAAAGCTGAACGAGTTTCCGTTTCTTTGCTTTTAGAAGATTTATGACCTTTAGTAGAAAGACCTGTTCCAATAGCTGCCATGATTTCAGAACGTTGCTCTTCTGACAGTTCAGTTTTTGCATCTGGATCTTCTTTTGCGGCTGGGTCTTCTTTTTTATTTGGATCTTCTTCTTTCTTTTTGTCCGGATCTTCTTCTTTTTCGCCTGCTTCTAATTTCGCAATTTCATCAGCAAGAGTTTGCGCTTCTTTTGTTAATGCTTCTACTTCAGCCTTAACTGCTGCTAATTCTTCTGAACGAACTTCACCTTTTTCAACTTTACCTTGTAATTCTGCTAATCGAGCTTTATTTCGTGCTTGAGATGCTTTTAAGATTTCTTTTAATTTCATGTTAATTGTCCTCCAGAACTTTTTTTATTTGTTTAATAATGTTGTTTCTTTCTTCGGTATCATCTTCCACAACTGTTTTTACGGCTGCTTCTTCACTTCTCATTTCAATCATGGCTGTATTTTCGCCCCTGGTTTCAATAGAAGTTGCAACATAAGCTGGTGTCATATCCAAAATAGAAACTTCTAAAAGCTCTAATTCTTCAATAGAACGTTTTTGAACACCAGATTCGCCCTCTTCCCATGAATCTTTTTCAGAAACAAAACCAAATGACCAACCACGCAATTCTTTATCCTTGGCTTTTTGAATCACTTGTTCATCTGTAACCGTAGCAATGGCTCTTAAACCAATATTGTCTTCATACAATTCCAGATTTCCGTTTTCAATAGAACCAAGTTTTCTAGTTTTATCATGATTAAAAAGCAAGTCCACATCCTTTGCTTTCTTTAACGCTTTTTCAAACGTCTTTGGGACAATCTTCTCTTTGAAATATCCCCTCGGAGAAGGCAACATTCGACTTTCTCTGTCCACAACATTCACATAACCATCAAGTATGACTTGATTCCCTCGAACCTCAATTTTCATTCTCTTCACCTCCTCCCAATGAACCATCGACCGCTTCTTTTTTACCGATTTCAGTCAAGTCATTTGAAATGTATATAGCCTGTGATTCCTTTGTATTTTGTTTAGGGAATCCGAGCATATCAGCAACATTGTCAGGTGAAGTAATAGCTGTACGCACCAGGTTGTAACCAATGTTTGTCTTGTTACTATAAGTAACAAAATCAAGAATATTAATCTTGAATTTAATTCGTTTCCCCGAATTCTGGCCATAAAAAAGAAGACTCAAATGGTCTTCAAAATTTTTCATTATTGGTCTTACTGCTTTGTTGTGGATATACATCATTGCTTTCTCAATATCTTCTTTAATGAGCTCTGTATATGTATCCACATTTATACCTAAAAACTTACCCAAATCTTTTTTGTATACATTTAGGTATGCTAGGGTCTTTTCGTCGTCTAACGGGCTTTTAAGTGTGTCTATTGAGTACCCTTTTCCAAGTGGAATCATTTTTACAGACCTTGCTTCATCGATTGATTCCAACTGATCTAAAATTGCATTGATTAACTTTGACTGAGCGCCATTCTGTGGATTGATATGGGCATCCAAATTTAACAAGAATGCTAATAGTCCGCCCTTTTTATATTTGTCAGTTAAAGTTTTCTCAGCTGACATAACACCCTCGAGTGTATCTCTTCCCAAATCAAGAAGCCCTTTTCCTCTTAAATGATCTGCGCCAATATTTTTCACATGACGAATCATAAATGGAGGAACTTCATGACCACCAATATTAAAATGCTCTACTAAATTATCATCTAACTCTGTAAAAACATTTGAAGCTAAATGTATTTGAGCTCCATTTAATATCGGGAATGTTTCGCCCTCGAGTAAATAGGTATTTGTCATTAATTTAATGAATTCAGATTGTGTTAGATAATTGTTAGGATTCCTCAAGATTTGAAGTGCAATATCATCTTTAATTTCATTCCCAAATTCATCTTCCACAACAATATCAGCCAATACCATTTGATTACTAATATCTTGTAGCAACTCGTAAACATCGCTAGATTGCAAGATGTTTGAATCTGTAACATACACGCCACCATAACGAATGCTCTTTCCTAAAACATCATCAAGATAGCCACGCTTTTCAGCCTTTTTATATAAATAATTTGAAAACCGATCCCTTAAACCCAATTTCTCACCGCCTTTCAAGACAAAATTCTCCTTACATGATATCCCTATATGATAAGATACTCATAGAAGGAGGTGGATATAATGGATAATTTTTCATATCACAAAGAGAACATTAAGAATTTCGCTGTTACTACTATTATTAACTGTAGACGCATGTACAATTTATTAAGTAATGAACTGGATTGCGAAAAAATTAATGAACATGCACTATATGGGTACCATTCAATGGCATACTCTACTTTCATCACAATGAAAGGTTATTACTTACAAAATGATGAATTATCAACTTGGGAGTTCGACACATTCATAGAAAAGTTCGAACAGTTCAGTCGAGAATTCATTGGTAGTAGAGGCACAAATCATAGCATGCAATATACATTCGGTTACTATAACGAATTAGTAGAATCATATAATACATTAGCTGGTTTACTAGAATTAAATCCAGTTGAAGTTCCTCAATGATAAAAAATAAGGAGTGTTAATATCACTCCTTATCTGTAAATATCACCAATCAATTCATCCATACCTTCTTCAGTTATGCTATCCATAACCATCATCGTTTCTTTATGGGCACATAAAAAAGCAACAAATCCATCAATCTTCTTTTTGGACTGTCGCTTACTTGGTGCCTTCATTCCATTGATGTTTGTTACAACAACAACATTAAGAGCGCAATAAACAAACAAAGGATTATCGGTCATTATACGTTTTTCATAAATAAGTATTTCTGAATCATCCATCATCGCATTCATAACGTTAGGGTACTGACCTACAGAAATACATTCAAGACCAAGATTCTCAAGTTTTTCAATTAACTTTTGAGACATCGCTGGATCATAGTTTATTTGTTGTACATCATACAAATTTAGGCATTCCACAATATAATCCATAACCTGGTCCTGATTTATCATCTTGCCATCACAAAAAGTAACAAAACCACGTTCAACCATATCGGTATATGGAACGTTATCTTCTTTTTCACGATGTTCAATATCTTCATTAGGTACAAAATACATTTGTTTAACTTTTAGAATAGACTTTCCATCTTCGGTATAACCAGAGTTAGGGAAATTCAGGCTCACACATGTTAAATCAGTTGTTTTCGATAAGTCTAAACCGATATAGCAAGTTTCACCAGTTAAATCACCTAAGTCTTCCACAAGAACATGCTCAACTTGTCCTTGTTCAAAGAAGTTTTCAGCTCCATTTACGAATACGTTCAAATGCTTAGAAAGAAACTCAGCTTTTTTATGCGCTGAACGTGACGCTGAGATAAATTCTGTTTCAAGTGCACTCATTGTTACAGACACACCGATATTCGGGTTAACCATTGCCCAAACATTACGGTCTGTCCAATCATAGTTCTTGTTAGGTTCGTATATCATGACGAAACTTGAATCATTATCATCACGCTTCAATACTTCTTTTGCTTCACGATATACTCGCATACCAACCGATGAAGAACCTTTACCAGCCGTTGATATATTAAACATAATCGGCTCAGCACGAGAAACCTGCGCTGATTTAAAGTTATCGTATTGATCCATATTTTCTTGAGCATGAAGCTCATCATTTAAAATGAAGTGTGGATTGGAACCCTCAATGGATTGAATGTTTTTACTCATTACAATGAATTGGTTTTGATAAGCTAAATCATCACGAATATAGTCATAAGTTACACTGGAAATTGTTCCTTTTGGCCCCTTATAAATGTGTGAGCATTCCATTAATACATCATGGTTCATAATTGTTGCTGCAAATGGCTTTGCTGCATATTGCGCCTGGTTAAAGTCACTCGCACAACAATAACAATCGGCACTAAGTACCCCTTCACCGTACATTGCATAACCAAGAGCACCAACACCGATTAAAGTTTTACCATTCTTCTTAGGAACCTGAATGTAAGCTTCACGAGTAACTCGGACAATTTGTCCTTTTTCATTCTTATGAACCCATCCATAGATCCAGGAATAAGCAAACTTCTCCCAATCTTCCAGGATAAAAGGTTGTCCAGCCAAATCACCTTTAGTATGACGGACAAACGTTTCAACCCAATCCATCATTTCATTTGCTCGGTCCACATCGAACCAAATATCTTTACGCTTTTTCCATTTATAATAACGATCTACCATCGATTTGATAGCGTCGGGATATTTTTTAGGATTCTTTCTTACTTGTTTTGCATAAATATCTGCATAATTAACGTCCTGTTCAATCATTTTGCACCACGCCATTTTGCACGATGTTTATCTAATTCACTAACCTTTGCTTTAGGCTTTTCCACCTCTTCATTTTTCCCAACAGTAGAACCACCAGTGACATATTTACCTGGTTTAGCCTTGTTAGTAAGCCCCAATAAATCCAATGCTTTTGTTTTCTTATCCGCCCAAGTTTCTACTTGCTGCGCCAATGGATGCTTTGAATTATTTGTGGCCCCTACTTTATTGGTATGACGTTGAGTAGGCGGAAACCCTTTCTCTTTCCATTCGATAAACATCGTCATGTAAACTTCAAAAATATCTAAATATGATTCAATTAATGGATCTAAAGTGAGGGTGTAAATATCCGCATCACGCATAATTTTTAATATCCGATTTTTCTCAGCTTCTGTTTTATCGGCAACAATTTTTTGACGCTCTTTTTTCGTAGACATTTCACACCCCCCTTTATTTTTTAAAAATGTTGTCTAACGATAGAAATGCCCCCTACGCTACCTATCCTCCCCAGAGGACAAATTTTAATTTTTTACAGGGGGGCTTCCGAAATAACTCGGGAAAACTTTTTTCGGTTTATCTTCATTTTCTTCGATGATATGACAAACTGGACAAAGTAACCTTAAGTTATTCTCTTCTAATTTAAGAGTTTCATTTTCTTTAATTGGTATTACATGATGAACATGAGCACTTCGGCCAAAGACGAACCTTCCACATCGTTGACAGCAACCATTCTCTCTTTCGTATACCTTTGACCTTACATACTTCCATGCATCAGTACGATAGAATGGTTTGTTCTCATGATGGTAGATATTCTTCTTATCTTTCTTCTTCCTTGGTTTGTTACGCTTATGTTCTTCACAATAGCGTCCCTTACTTATCTTGTTACGGCAGCCGTTAAAGTCACAGTACTTCATGATAGTAAGTCAATGATGTCTTCTTTCTTTTTAACATCAGCTGGAATCTCAATACCCAACTCATCAGCATACTCACGTAACTGTTTCACTGTCATGTTACTTAGTACTGGCACTTCACTTACTACTGTTGTGTCAGAGCCATTTGCCATATCTACACCAATAAGCATACTCTTAGGATTAACAGTTACTAAAAAGTCAGGGTCTACATTATGAGGAACAAATAGACTCTTCTTCTTTTCGTTATCCCAATACTCTGTACCTGATATTGTTTTTCTAATTTCAGTAATCATTTACTAAACACCACCTGTGTAATTTTTATATAATAAAAAGCACTCCATAAGGAATGCTTTGATTTTTATTTATCTACAATATTGAATTCAATAGTTCTATCAATGTATCGATTCAACCATTCGTAATCCCCTTTATCATCTATGTGGGAAACCAAAAGTATTTTTCTTATAGTCTTCTCTTTAAAAATATTTTGCAGGAATTCTTCTTTTGAAACATTACTCTCCGAATTATATGACTCTACAGGGCAAATTAAAGCAAAATCTAATTCTATAGGTGTTTGTCTCCACGTTTTCTTGTCAAAAGAATCAAAATGAACAGTTGTATTTTTTATCAAATGAACTTTCTTGGTTTTACCTATGTTCTTTGGTATTTCATATTCGGTTGGATCAAAGAAAAAAGGGATGCTATTAAATGCACGGAATCTTAATATACCATTTTCTAAATTTTTATTTTGAATTAATCTTTCTAATACCAAAGAGAATTTTTCCTTATAATTTGTCCCTTTAATCAACATAACTTTTTCTTCATCAGATTCCAAAAATTCATTAATTTGCTTCAATGTGATTTCTTTATTTGTCAATGTTACCTCTCCCTTCCTTTTTATCTATTCGACAAGAAAGGAGAAAATCCTACACAATAAAAGAGCAACCATGCATCAGTTGCCCTTTCGTCAATTTCTTATGTTATTACTATAAATCATATTTTCAAGAGTTAACATTCATAAAACTGGGTGTCAGTAAAGTGCAAGTTCTTCAGCGAACTTTATTCTTCTTATTATCTCGGCATGTTTCTTATAGATATAACTAGAACTGTAATTCATATCCTCAGCTATTTCTTCTAAGGTCATTCCGTCCACATACTTCATTTTTAATATTCGATTGTCCAAACCCCTAAACTTACTAATTAAGTTTTTTAGTTTATACATATCATTCATTTCATTTGCTAATTCATATTCAATTGCTTCAATACGTTCTTCCACCTTTGCACCTTCCGATTCAGCGGTTAAACGTACCTCTCGCAAATCACCACTGACCCAGCGTTTTAATTCAGCTTTTGTTTTATCTAAGTTGTAATCTAAGTATGCGATTCGTTCCTCTAATTTCTGATAGTCTTTCAGCCAGTTAAACAAATGATGATTCACCTACCTTTTCACTCTTGTTATATATCAATATTTGAAATTATTAACAATTAATTATATAATTTTAAGAAAAATAAAGGAGAAAGATAAATTGGAAAAATTTAATATCGAAACTTTATTTCTATCTACAAGTCTTTACGAGGAATTAGATTTCCCCGAAGACTATAAAGTGATTTTCAAAAAACTTTTTCTTAGTTCTGATGAATTACAATTTGACTGTTTTTGTATACATTGTGAAAAAGAAAGTACATTTAAATTTAACGATAAAACCTTAAAAAATCCGTATTATAAAACTCCTTTTGAAGCTCAAGCAAAAGGTGAAATACATTTATATTGGAATACATTTTCATTCCCAATTCAACTTGAATTCGCCTGTCAAAGAAATCATTTACATAAATATTCTATAATGTTTATTTCTCAAGGTAACGACAAACTCATAAAAATTGGGCAATATCCATCTATTGCATCTTTAGAACTTCACTCTATAAATAAATATAGAAAGATACTAAAAAGTGATTATCGTGATTTTTCTAAAGCTATTAGACTGTATTCTCATGACGTCGGCGCTGGTTCATTTGTCTACTTACGCAGAATTTTTGAAAATCTTATCGAAGAATGTAGACAAGAAGCACAAAAAAACCATTCCTTTGATAATGATGCTTTCCAACGCTCTAGGATGGATGAAAAAATAATGATGTTACAGACTTACCTTCCTCCATTTCTTGTTGAAAATAGAAAATTATATGGAATTTTAAGCAAGGGAATACATGAATTAGACGAAAAAACATGTTTGGAATTATTCCCTAATGTCAAACTTGCAATTGAATTAATACTTGATGAAAAACTCTATCAACTTGAAAAGGAAAGTAAAATTCAATCATCAAAAAAATTCATTGCAGCCGCTGTTGAAAAACTCATGAAATAAATCATTAGACCATCCTTTTTAGGATGGTTTTATTCTTCATCCCACAAATCTTCAATTGTATTAATATCCTAATCAGAAACCCAGGACATTTATTTACTCTTCATAAAATTCATCAATAGACATTTGTGAAGGTTCAAGAATAATAGAAACATTCTCACCAGCGAATGGATAAAATTTATTGATTTTATCTTTCGTATCGCCTTTTACATTGAACTTAAGAACTGTTTTCTTACTATCACGTTGAATAGAAACAAATTCAGCACCGATTGGTTCAACATCGCTTTTCTCCACAGTTAGATGCACAATAGTACCTGGCATCTTCAATAACTCATCAGCATGTGGTAATTCATCACTTAATACGTGGAACATTAAAACTTCCTTTTTATCATCCTTTTGCATTTTCTTGAATAATACGTTCAATTGAATTTTAGTCATGATTTATTTCTCCTTTAATTGTTTTGATTTTTATCAGATGACACCCTTCTTCAGATACTCACGAGCCATGTATAAGAAATGATGATATATGTAATTACCTGTTGTAGCTGGCTCAATAAATACTGTTGAAAATCCATATCGCACTTCAAATGTTTTTAAACTACCAAGTAACGCTTCTGGTTTGTATTGGCTTATATACTCACCTTTTAATATTTTGTGATAGCCTTGTAGATCTTCCACAAGAAGAACAAATGGATGTTTAGCAGCGCGAATTAATTCATTTTCAAATCGCGTACGGTCTTTAATCGATTGAACCAATTCATCTACACCATTTTTCCGTTCTACTCCGGCGCAAAGATAAATATCTCGTGTAATGCCCATCTCAGGATTCTTAGGAATTACTGCTGAATAATCGGCCGTATCAATTTTTCTAAGTCTGAATTTAACATCCTTTTTACGGAAATAATCAAGTACGTGTTGGTTTTTCTGTTCCCTTGTATCCACCATGATTTCTAATGTATCTAGGATTTCTTTCAACTCTTTTTCTGAGTATCGATAATGAATTGCTGGCATTTATTTCACCTTCCTAAAGTGCGACATTGCACGATTGAATATTTCTTGTGAAAGCTCGTCCGTTAATTTATTTTCATAGTTGGCCACAGATTCTTTTACATATAACCAGCCATTAAGTGAGAAATTTAATGTTAATTCCATGACCAACCTTGCAGCAGCTTCATCATGATTGAACCAATCATTTATTTTTGGATTCATGTCTTGCTCAACACCGATAAAAAAATTAATAATTTTATCTATCGTTTGTTTTACCGCATGATCTGGTTCTGAATAATTACCTTGCAAATATTTAATAATCCGTAGCTTGTATTCTTTAATAACCGTTTCAACTTCAGGAGCAATCTTTTCATGGTTCTCAAGGTATAAATCATTTCCATCAAGTACAAGCTTCGCTCCCATCGATTGAACATCAGTACATATCTGTTTTGGATGCATATTACACCTCTTTTTCTAAAAGGGTTATCAAGGGTTACTAAGTTTTTTATTCAGTAACCCACTACAAAACCAGTCATATCAAGGGTTCAGGACTATTTTTGATCATAAAGGTTATTAAGATTACCTGAGTTTCTATTAAAGCCCTATATATATATTATTTTTTTATTTATTTATTTTCTTATAGGCTGTTATAGAAAATTCAGTAACCCTCAGTAACCCATAAGCTATAAACATTGATATAACAACATTTATAAGGGTTATTAAAAAAATAGTTCAGTAACCCTCAGTAACCCAAAATCAAACTTTTTTCCTATTTATAGGAGTTACATTGCCTTTTTCCTCTTTTTCATCATTGGAAAATAAATTAGCTCCTGCAAATTCATTTAATGTCATTCCATGAATATACGTTTTGTTTTTTGAACCCTTTTCTTTTTTAAAACCACGTATTTCTAACTGACGATAAAAAGCACGATTCTTTAAATCCATTTCGTTATTTTGATAACACCATTTTGTATAATTTTCATACAGCAACTTCGCTTCAATTCTTGCTGTAGAATAAACCGAACAATTTTCATCAATAAATGGCCCAAGTATATCCATATCTTCACGATATTCAGCTGTCGCTGCTTTCACGGCTTCAGGAGCACGCAACCCTTCGGCCTGCCACTTCATGCAGCCTTCCACTGCCCAACGCAAAACACCTGGCATTTCTTTTGCTAATTTATCAGGTAGATCATAATCAATCTTGTCTTTTGGTATCGTTACGGTAAATGGAATAAGCATAATCCTTCTCCAAATACCTTCATCCGAACCTTTAACAATTGGCTTATGATTGGTAGTGAAAAACACTTTAAACTCTGGTGTAAATTCAAAGTATTCCTGGCGTAAGAAACGAGCTGACATCTTTTCTCCACCAGTAATTTGCTTAACCAGGGCTTCAGATAATTGTTGCCCCTCTTCACTCTCAACAGCTGAGACAAAACGCGCTCCATCAAGTCGGGCCACATCATTATTGATTCCTGAATCATTTCTCTTCTTCAAGAACGTGTCACTGTTTGTCTGTCTTCCATAATCACCAAGTAGATCTTGAATAATATTGATAAAGGTAGACTTACCATTACGGCCATTACCGAATAAGAAAAACATTACTTGCTCTTTAGTCACACCTGTTAATGAATAACCGATTGCTTTCTGCAGGTAGTTAATTAACTCTTGATCCGTTTCACCTGCAGGTGTTTTAAAAATACTTTCCATGAAGGCCTTCCAGTTTGGACAGTCAGCATTTTTGTCATACTTGATTGGAGAAAGCTTTGTTAATAACAAGTCACGGTCATGTGGTAATAATTCACCCGTCTTTAAATCGATAACTCCGTTATCACAATTAAATAGAAAGTTATGAGAATCTAATTCTTTCTTTTTGACAGATACCATCGGCCTTACGTCCAAGATGCTGTTTATCCGGATGGAACGTCTTTCACATTTCTTTGCCCAATCATGCAGCAACTTTGATTGATATTTATCTTCTGTAGCTTTAGCTTCTCCATATATGGCTCTAAGTGTTTTGGCCGTGATAGCTTCAATCTGTCGTTTACTATCTTCATGCCAATGCTTACCGTTCCATATAAGCCATTCCAATTCATTACAATAGCGAACATTCTCGCCGTGATAATAAGCGATTCGTTCCGCATTTCCTAACTCAGTTAAATGAAACTTTGGTGCTTCATCGATAATTTCCTCAGTATCTTCAATTGAGTTATCAGAAATATAAACCTCATACTTTTTCTCTTCAGGTGGTTCATAATCAGCTATTGTGGAAGGAGTTGAAAGAATTGCTGTATCAATTGTCATTTGTCCATATGTACGACCATCACTAGAATGTGGTTTATCCCACTTCTCACGAAGTAAGGACGACTCTCTAAACATAGAATCCATCTTTGCAACATCTTTATCCGTCCAGAATGCTAAATGATTACATAAAGCCATATCAGTAGAAGAATGATCACCGTTAATCAACATGCCCTGGAATAAATCTTTAATGGATGCACCGCTTTTACTATCAAACATTCGCTCCCATAATTCTGCATTCGATAAACTAGTGATATCTTCTCGTTCAAATGAAGTAGTACTTTGTTTCTTTTCAGGCTTTGGCTTTTCTTTCAAATACTTCTCAAATAAAACTTTTAATTCATCCGTTCTATCTTCCAAAGGAACTTGATCTAAGCAATCACCGGTGAAAGTGAAATACCGTCCATGTCTGTATACTTCCAAGCCAACATCAACATTTTTCCGTCCTGTACCTGGTCCTTTTAATGGCAGCTTACCTTTTACAATAATGTGGATGCCATCACCACTTGGTGAATATTCTGTGTAGCTATTTACAATTTCAATAACATCCTCAGCTAAACTTGTAAGAGCACCTTCCTGAATACAATGGTCAATATCTATTCCAATGAATGGATCATCCTTCGAGAACATGAACCCAATTCCGTCATAATCTCCTTGTTCATAGAATTTTATGATTGTCGGAAACGTTGACCAGCTCCGTTTATTATTTGATTGAGCCATTTCCCCATTGATTTGATAAGGAACTTTTGTTTTCTTACCGTTTCTTACTTCTGACCGCCATAAGATCCAATGAGGAGTGTTTTTAAGCTCTGCCGGTATTTGATTAAATTTATATCTCATTTGATTTTCTCCCTTTGGAAAAGGGAGCCTTTAGTAGCTCCCTCCTATTTGAATCTTGTTAATTAACTTTTAGAATGGTACATCATCATCCGAAACTTCAACGCTAGTACTTGGAGCTGCTACTTCAGATACCTTAAACCCATTTACTTGCGGATACTTTTTACCGTTATACTCACGTTCACCTACTACTAATCGCAATGGTTTATTAAGGAATGTATCTGCCCATTCTTTATAACTACCAAATTGCATTCCATCTGGGAATTGTGCTGCCTTTGATGCTGCTTGGAATCGCCACATTGCTTTTTCCGTAACCGTGAAATTATCAAATAAAATCTTTTGGCCTTGGAATTGTTGGTCCACATCACTACGAATCTCATAATCAACTACAACTTGATTATTCCCTGAAGTCGCTTGTTTTAATTCATAATTAACAACCGTTACTTCATATTCACCTGGTTTAATTACCTCAAATTCTGCTGCTTGACTGTGATCTACTTTAAACATTATTTTTCCTCCTTGTTGTTAAAAACTTGTAATCTATCTAACGCAACTTGTGCTAACTTAATAGTGAAGTTTTCAAGCTTCATATTTGCTTTAAGCTCAAACTCTTTTACTTTTGTTTGTGCTTCCGCGTTATCACTCATAATTACTTTTACTTTTTCAATTAAACTTGTCCGTTTATTTTCTTCCTCAGCTTTTACATCAAGACCTAATTCAAGCCATTGATATAATTTGCGTCCTACATCAGCTGTAATCTTCTGTGGATGTCCTTCGAACATTTGCGTATTATCTTTTGAAGTATCAGCTACATGGTCAATATCGATAATAAAATTGAGCATGAACTCATATTCCATTTCTTCTTTTTGTACGGGCTTGGTACCAACTTTTCGTGGTGCCATTTTCCCATCACTGTTAGGCTCTACAACGTACTCTGTTTTTGTCCGGAATGTTACTAACATATGAATATTATTTTGTGTAAGAGTTTTTATTAATTTATTAGTTTCAGGCGCAAGTTTGCCCCAGTTTTGAAACGAGTTACCAGACATTTGCCCATGAGTTTCCACAATTCCACCCTCACCCATCCAATTGTGAGAAATTGAATCGATGACTACTACTTCCGTACCTGCATTCTTCATAGTAATAACAGCAAGGTTATATCTTTCAGTTGTGAAAGGTGGTGGGAAGTCAATATGTCTGAATTGACCAATGCGAATACCGCCTATTTCAAGATTGGCATATAGTTTAGAACGTCGATGCTCTGTATCAATCACACCGATTTTTTGCCAAATTTCAGCTTCACTGGCTTCTGGATATGCTTCTTTCATCATTCCATAAGCTACGATTAACGCACTTACTGTTTTTCCAGAACCACTACATCCAATAAAACCAATAACCGCTTTTTCCTTTTCACGTTGCGCTTCTGTTACTTGAAACATTCTTATACCTCCACACTATAAGAAATAGACTCAGGTTTAACCGTCACCCCTGGGACAATTTGTCCGTCCTCATCCACAATTACTTTTTCACCGCTAATTTCTTCAATCTTGAATTTCTTCTTCAAATCGCCCCATTTAACTTCTGTTTTTAAGCAATCATCAAGATGTTTTTCAATAGCGTATTGAAGTAATTGTTCTTTATCCTGCTGTTCCGGCGCCTCACCACTCTTACGAGTTTTAGATTTACCGTATGGTGTAGAAATGGTTTTCTGCTTTGGATCCGCTGCAAGTTGTTCCGCATGGTAACGTTGGATGTGAGTTTCAAAGAAACTAATGCTATCGTGGATAGGTTTTAATTCTTTTTGCTCCCATTGTGCAATACGGTCACGTTCAACATTTGCCAACGTTGTAATTTTCTTTTCTTCCGCTTTAAGTGCAGTTAATTTACGGAATGCCCAATTAAGGCTTTCCAAATCACTAATTTCAAATCGCTTCTCCGCATCTTGTAATTCATCAACTTCCGCTAATTCAATTGCTTGTAATGAGTTCATCTATAAAACCTCCAAATTTATTTTTCGCTTCTTGTGCAGAATACAGTGAATAATATGTAACGCCGTTATTATCAAATGAAACTTCAAACGGATACTCCTTTGATACACGACTCACTATCATAGGACGTACTTCCGCTTCCTGTAGCAAGAATTCAAGCACTTTGCGAGTTACATGTACTTGATTATCACGAACACTGATAATTCCTTTGTCATATGCATTGTGGATGGCTTGTACACTTTCAGTGATTGTTTTAATATCCATCAATAAAACGCTCCTTTACATGAATTTGATTCATGCTATAATGACCTCAACATGTGTTTTTATTGAACCGTCAGCCCCAACTGGCGGTTTCTCCTTTTTATACAGCTCGAAAACATTCAACATTTTGCTGAGCAATTAAATAATTCTTTAGATTTCCTTCAAGTACGGCATCCTGTCCAAACATAAAATACTTATCATCTTGCTTAATTTCACAACCATAGAAATCTTCAATTGGATGATCAGGCTCCTTAGGTTCCTTTTCGACGATGTCTTCCACAAATATTGCATCGATATTACTTACCCCAATGTGGAATGGCACCTTTCCAGTAGCACCTTCATATTCAATTCCTGATAAAAAACCAAAACTATTTTTAAATGTTTTAAATTGTGCTGCCGTAAAACTAACCTTTGCACCTGATTTAAAAACCAACATTACTTCCTTCAATTAACTCACCTCCCTTCGAGCTGAAACCTTACGGTTCATTTCCCTTAACTGACACTTTGCTTCTAATTCAGTAATAAGTAATAACGCTGGACTATTTCTCATTTCTGCACATTTTCTTACAACCTCTGATGCTTTCATTAATTTGCTTGCAGATAATACTCCATTCATAAATGGTCACCTCCCTTTCTTTTTTCCTTTATAAGTTAATATCGTTCGTAATTTCCCATCTTTCATGACCACTTCCCTGTCATAATTCGACAAAATTTCCTCGCGATTTATTTTTTCTACTTCTTCACCGCATCCCCAATATCCAGCACGAAGTAGAAATTCAGAATACCCTTCTGGAATCGGTAATTCATAACCATCTAATGTAATTCTCGTTACCTCAATACCTTCTCTAATAATCATTTCATACACCTTCTACATTTCAAGAGTGACTCCACCGCTAACTCTACTTAAAGTAGAGTCTACATTAAAAAAAATTTGATCATAACTAATGTCTAGCAAATCACAAATTTTCTTTGCATTTCCTACAGTCACCTCATCAGGATGATTTTCCATGTTTCTATATGTCTGAACATGGACATTTAGCTGTTGCGCCATTTCATTTTGAGTAAATCCTTTTAGTAATCGCGCTTGTTTAATAGTGAGAATCATCACTTTCACCTCGTTTCTATTCGCTTGTAAACTCATAATAATCTACTAAAAGTAGAATGTCAACACCGATAAAACTATATTAATCTACTTTTATACCATTCAAAATAATTAAAAGTAGAATTTTTTCGACTTTTTATTGAATAAACTCTACTTTTAGTATAATATTATAGATATAAAGTTGACGGAGGTCACTAATATGAGCATAGGAAAAAATATAAAAAAATTAAGGGATAAACATAATCTTTCGCAAAAAGAATTTGGGGAAATAGCTGGCGTTTCAGATAAAGCCGTATCAACTTGGGAAAAGGGACTAAAAGAACCAAGAATGGGAGCTATTCAAAAAATCGCTGATCATTTTGGAATTTTAAAAAGCGATATCATTGAGGATCAAGATACTAATGTCACTCACATTAGACCTAATCAACCTGAAATTAAAAATAATTGTAAAGCTGTTCCATTGCTAGGATCAATAGCAGCAGGCACTCCTCTTGAAATGGTCGCTGTGGAAGAATGGATTAATGTTCCAGTTGAAATTACAGATTGTCATCCACATGCTTTTTTATTAAGAGTAATTGGCGATAGTATGAGTAAAGTAATACCACCAAATATGTTAGCGTTGATAGATCCAGATGTTGACATTAAAAATGGAGATATTGCTGCAGTTGCGGTTAATGGATTTGATGCAACTCTAAAAAGATTTTATAGGTTCCAAGATGGAATTACTTTAGAACCTGAAAGTTATAATCCTGAATATAAAACACAATTTTATGATTCTAAAACACAAGAACACACTCCTGTTGTAGTAAAAGGAAAATTAGTTTGGTATATGGCACCTCTTAACGCTAAATTTTAAATGTAAAAGGTGATTATTTTGACTAAAGCAGCTATATATATTCGTGTTAGTACGCAGGACCAAGTTGAAAATTATAGTATAGAGGTTCAACGAGAAAGAATAAGAGCGTTTTGCAAGGCTAAAAATTGGGACGTCTATGATGAATATATAGACGGTGGTTATTCTGGTTCAAATTTAGAACGACCAGGTATAAAAAAACTTTTAAACGATTTAAAAAATATAGATGTAGTTGTTGTATACAAATTAGATAGGCTATCACGTTCTCAAAGGGACACATTAGAATTAATTGAGGAGCATTTTTTGAAAAGCAATGTAGATTTTGTATCTATCACAGAAACATTAGATACTTCCACACCATTTGGTAAAGCGATGATTGGTATTCTGTCTGTATTTGCCCAATTAGAACGTGAAACAATTGCAGAACGAATGAGAATGGGACATATCAAACGAGCTGAAAATGGTTTAAGAGGAAACGGTGGAGATTATGATCCATCTGGTTACACAAGAGAAAATGGATATTTAATAATAAAAACTGATGAAGCTAAACACATTAAGAGAGTTTTTGACTTATATGAGCAATACCATTCAATCACTAGGGTACAGGAGATATTAAAGGAGGAAGGTTATCCCATTTGGAGATTCAGACGATATAGGGACATTCTTTCTAATATATTATATATAGGGCGTGTAACATTTGCAGGTAAAGAATACGAAGGTCAACATGAGCCTATCATTTCATCAGAACAGTTTAAACGTGTACAGGTGCTTTTGGAACGTCACAAGGGGCATAATGCCCATAAAGCTAAACAAAGTCTTTTATCAGGTCTTATAACCTGTTCTTGTTGCGGAGAGAATTATGTAGCCTATAGTACAGGTAAATCTAAAGATGTTGAATCCAAAAGATATTATTACTACATTTGTAGAGCAAAGAGATTCCCAGCTGAATATGAAGAAAGATGTATGAATAAAACCTGGTCCAGAAAAAAACTTGAAGAAGTTGTTATTTCTGAATTAAAAAGTTTAACTGAAGAAAAAAAACAAACTCACAAAAAAGAGAAAAAGATTAATTATGCAAAACTAATTAAAGATATAGATAAAAAAATGGAACGTTTGCTTGATTTATTTATGAACACTACAAATATAAGTAGAAACCTTTTAGAACAACAAATGGAAAAGCTTAATTTAGAAAAAGAAAAACTCCTTCTTAAACAACAAAGATCAGAAGAATCTCTTTCTCGTGAAGTAACTTTAACTGCGATAGATGATTTATTTGAAACATTAGAGTTTAAAGAAAAACAAATCATAATCAACAACTTTATAGAACAGATTTATATTAATAATGAAAACGTCGAAATCATTTGGCGTTTTTAAGTAATTATTTTATGTATTCATTTCGGGCTAT